ACGAGGCGATCGGATCGGGAAAATCATTTAAGACGTCAATTATTATTTGCTATGGCCTGCACCATTTACTTTGTTTGAGAAGTCCGCAGGAATATTTTGGCCGTCACCCGACAGACTCGATCGTCATTATGAATATGTCAGTCAATGAGAAGCAAGCCAAAAAAGTTGTGTTCGGTGAGATCCGCGCCAGGATAGACGACAGTCCCTGGTTTAAGAAGTGGCACGTTGATCCGAACGTTAGATCTGAATTGAGGTTTGATAAAAATATAACGATCATTCCTGGAAACAGTGCGTCAACGACACCGCTCGGATATAATCTTGTTATGGCCGTAATGGACGAAGCGTCTTTTTATCCGAATAGCGATTTACAAGATACGGCCCAGGTTATGTATTACGCGCTATCGAGCAGGATTAAATATAGGTTTCACCCTTTGGGCGGTTTGTTAGTTATAATTTCGTCTCCGCGATATGAAGACGATTTTACAGAGCGGAAAATGGCAGAAGCAGAAAAAAATCCACAGAGAATATTTAGCCGGCGTCGCGCATTATGGGAAGTCTTGGAAATGGATAGGCGCGCAATTGAAGAAGGAGATTTTTTTGATCTTATTCACCCGATCACAAAGGATCGAGTTAAGATCCCGACTCGTTATCAATATGAATTTACGCAAAATCCGGAAAGGGCCTGGCGAGATCTTGGAGCGTGTCCGAGCCTGGTCCTTGAACCTTATATAAAACAATACGACCTGGTCGAAGCCTGCATTGATAATAATATGCAGAACGCAATTGATACAGACGGAAAGTTAAAAGAGAATTTTAAGCCGACGCCAGGAATGACTTATTATGCGCACGTGGACTTGGCGCTCCGAAAAGACTCTTGTGGAATTGCAGTCGCGCACAGAGAAGGCGACACGGTTTACGTTGATTTAATACATAGGATCACAGGGAGTCAGAAAAAAGAAATTGACATAGGAGAGGTAAGATCAATTTTTCTTACAATGAGACAGAGGAATTTTAGGATAGGCAAGGTTACGTTTGATCAATTTCAGAGCGCACAGTCAATTCAAGAATTGAGGAAGAAAAATATTGAAGCCGGAAATTTATCTGTCGATCGCACGTTAGCGCCGTATGAAACGTTAAAGGAATTATGTTACTCGCAAAAAATCCATTATCCGTATCACGAAATATTTTTAAGGGAAATGGAGCGCCTGGAAATGATAGACGGAAAAAAAGTTGATCACCCTGCAAAGGGAAGCAAAGACGTATCCGACGCGGTGGCCGGCGCAGTATTTAATGCGGTTGAAGGCGTTGGATCAAGAATAGCCAAAGTATCCGTAGTTGGATAAAAAGGAGCGTAAAATGGCAAAAGGAAAGATTAGAGAAGAAGGCAGTAAAGAGGTAAAAGTTTTTGTTACGTCCGGTGGAAAGATTTTTACAGAAGAAGACTTAAAGCGTTACGAGATCCCTGCGTCAAAGCAGATAGATCTTTTATCGTGGCAAGGTATTCCGATCATTGAACCGCCGTATGATTTATCAAGGCTTATGGCCTGGTTGGAAGTTTCGATACCGCACTCGGCCTGCGTGCATACAAAGGTCCAGGACGCGGTCGGGATCGGTTGGCACTTGGAGCGCGTGGACGAAGGAGCGCCGATAGCAGAGAAAGATCGCCTGGAAGATTTTTTTAATAACGTGAATGACGACGAAGACATTATCACAATGTCGAAGAAAGTATTTTTAGATTATGAAGGTTGCGGTAACGGATACATTGAGGTCATTCGTGATATAGAAGGACATATCAACGCAATGTATCATATACCGGCCGTGTCAGTGCGCGTGCATAAGAGCAAAAAACTTTACATTCAAAGAGTCGGCGGTAAGACGGTATGGTTTAAGAAATTCGGGGACGACCGGATCATTGATAATACGTCCGGTCTTATTGCAGAAAGCCTGGACAAGCCGGAGAAAATGGCGAATGAGGTTATACACCTTAAAAATTATACGTGGAGATCTGCGCATTATGGTCTTCCGGACTGGTTGCCGGCCGTTTCGTCAATGCTTGGAGAAATGAAGGAGAAGGAATACAATTTGAATTTCTTTACGTCGTTTGGTATTCCGGCCTATGCGGTCCTATTGAAAAATATGGATCTTACTCCGGAGATCGAAGACACCGTGAAGAAATATTTTGAGACAGAGATCAAAGAAAATCCGCACCGGACAATGGTTTTTAGTTTACCGCAGGGCGCGGAAATGACGTTTGAGCCGTTGAACATTCAGACAAAAGAGGCGTCATTCAGAGTATATAAGAGAGACAACAGGGACGACGTCTTAACGGCGCACAGAGTGCCACCGTATCGGGCCGGCCTGGTCATTCAAGGTCAGTTGTCCGGTGGAGTCGCGACAGAGGTTGACAGGATCTATTTGACGTCAGTCATTGATCCGAAACAGCAGTCGTTTGAGTGGTTGATCAATAATGGGATCATTAAGCAGGGCCTGGAAAGTGAAGGTTGGAAGTTTCAATTTGACGATATTGTTATTGATAATCGTTTATCGCAGGCGCAGATAGATCAGATCTATTCGTCGATCGGAGTCCGGAGCGCGAACGAGATCAGAAAAGATCTTGGCCTCGATCCGTATGAAGGCGGTGACGTATTTTATATCGGTGGCCTTCCGTCAGATATGGCCCAGGCCGGAGCAGGAGCAATGCCTTTTGGAGCGCCGGCAGGATCACCAGGATCAGAAGTAGGCGCACCGGTTGAAGGAGCGCAGGACGCAGGGTTTGTCGAACCGGCAAAGAGACGATCCGGAATTACCATTGTCGGGAAAAGCAAAGTCTACGAAAAATTCGTAGCAGAGAAAGCAAGAACGAGAAGGTATCCGGCCGAGAAAGAATTGGCGAAAGTCGAATTAGGATACACGAAGGATCTTTCAAAAGAGTTTCAGCGCCAGGGAAAAGATACAATGAAATTCCTGGAAGACGGAAATATTTTGCAAGCGATCGAAGCCGACGCACGCGAAAAAAATCCGGAAGTGTTTAAGAATAAACGGCGTGGTAAGTTTTACGAGAAACTTACGAAAGCAAGTCGTGAAGATTATGCTCGTATGGACGATTTTCTAAAAGGGTGGCGTGACGGAGTGAAGCCGGAGAAGGTTAAAGAAATATTTAAGACCTGGAATAAAAAAGCCGGACAAGCAGGCGGTTTGTTGGCGTTGCAGAAAATGGGGATCAATATAGCCTTCAATTTGAAAAATTCTGCACTGATCAAAAAACTTGAACAGCGCGGAGATAAAATCGTCGGTCACGTAACAGATAAGACACTGGACGATATGAGGAATATCCTGGTTAAGAAATTCTATGACGAAGGCGCAGGATATAAAGAGGTCGGGAAAGCGCTTGAAGGTTTGTTTGAGGAAACATACGAAAACCGCGCAAGAGTGATCGGCCGGACTGAAACAGGGATCGCCCAGGCCGAGACACAGTTTGAGACGTATAAAAAGAACGGAGTCAAAAAGAAAATGTGGTCCTCGTTCCGCGATAGCCTCACAAGAGAGAGTCACTTGCAGGCAGACGAAGACTACGGATCAGAAGATAGTGCGATACCGTTTGACGAACCGTTTGAGGTCGAAGCAATTGACGGCGTTGATAAAATGATGTTTCCGAAAGATCCGGACGGATCTCCGGAGAACGTAATCAATTGCCGGTGCGGTGCAGATCCGGTTATAAGCGAGGAAGGTCTACCGGCAGAAGGCGAGGAATGGACAGGGGAATAAGAGAGGAATATAAAAAGTATAAGATAGGTATAAGAAAGGACTGGACATTTACTTTATGTTATGATATACTACTGATAAAATATGGATAACCCTAAATCCTCAACGACAATTAGTGCTTCTAATTGGCGCGTCTTTGTTTCTACCGGACACGAAGGAAACAAAGTCCGCTCTATTGTCATTGATAAAGCGCGCGGAATAAAAGCGTTATATGACATTGAGGATAAAAAGTTTATTCAGTTTTTGCATAAGAAGGGCCGAGGTTGGACAGAGGATCAAGCGGTCGAATGGACAAAAAGTTTTATCAGTGAAATAAAAAATATAACGCACGTGTCGGTTGATCAGATACCGGAATTTTTACACGTGATCGTAGAAAAGAAATCGGACGGCGAAGTTGTGAAATTTAATCCACACTCGCCGTCTTTTATTTTAGGTGGAGAAGAAGTTGTTACGTTGAAAAACTGGCCATTGTATATTGACGGAGTGGTCCAGGTTGCGGACGATCACGAATACGAAGAAGTCTCCCTGGAAAAAGCCGAGACGTTTGAAAAAGGAAAATACCATAGGGCCAGGATACTTGATCCGGAGAAATTTCAAAAAGATACGTTCCGGATTATTCCTTTGGCCGAAGAAATGGGTTTATTCGGGATCGTTGGCCGGTTAAAGGATAAAGACAGCACAACGTTACAGGCATATCTTTTTTCTGTTGATAAATTTACGATAGAACAAGCGCATAAATGGTTAGAGGATCACGAAATAAAGCCGATAGAATTTATTGAAGGCACAATGCCGGAAGATAAAGGCGGTGCAGGTAGTGGTAATTTCGGTCACGGTGGTCGTCCAGGCGAGATCGGTGGATCAGCAGAGTCCGGCCAGGCACAGATCGCCGGATCACAGATCGCACAGACGCAGGGCGCAAGCGTAAGTTTCAGAGGAAATTCACCGAAGACAGGATTTATGGTTTCTCCATATAAAGATCGGGAAAAAGTTTTATCCTGGTCAAAAAAAGATAAAGCGGATCTCGTAAGCAAGTTAAAAGAATATCGAGACGCGAACAAAGATAAGTTGACGCAGGCCGGACACTTTCTCGGCGCTTGGGTAAATGATAAAGGCAAATTGGTCCTGGACGTCGCGCAGAATGTAAAAGATCAAACCGAAGCAGAGAAAATCGGCCGGACCGCGAAGCAAGACGCGATATGGGACGTCGTGAATATGAAGGAAATAAAACTATGAATGAAAATAAATTTATGATCCCAGGGGACGCAACGGACGCAGAGATCGAAGCAATGGCAGACGATCTTATTAAGGCCGAAGAAGAAAAAGAAAAAGGTGGTAGCGGATCGGGTAACTTTGGCCACGAAGGGCGTCCAGGCGAAAGAGGTGGATCGGGCGGTGAGGGAAGCGGAGCGCAAAATATCAATGATATTCCGACCGGAGCGTCACTCCATAATTTTGTCGGTGAGACGTTAGGAAAAATGCCGGAAGCGAAGCAGAAAGAAATTTACGATCTTGCACAACAGATCAACAGTGAAGGCGGTGGCACTCCCGAAAACTATCAGCGCCTTAATGAATTTTTGAATACCGAGAACGCGGATCGCAAGACGGCTTTTGCCGTTGAAAATACATATGACAACAGTCATAATCAAAACATATCTCGACAAAGTTTTGAAGCGAGGACAGAACCGTTGCGCGGTCGATCAATGATCGGTGACGAAGTCCAGGTGCTTATTGACGGAAAGGTCGTTACCGGATCGTTAGAGGCAAAAGAGAGCAAGCCGGAAGATTATAACAAGCCGAGGCCGTCTCCGGCAGAGCGCGCAGTCGCTCCGACACAAGTGAAATTACCGGACGGAAAAATTATTGAAGTGCCTCACAATGAAGTCCGTATGCCTGTCGGTGGCCGGCGTATGAGAGAGTTTAAGGGCGGTCAAGGATCGGGAAACTATGGACACGCCGGAAGGCCTGGGGAACGCGGTGGCAGTGGTGGCGGTGAGGCCGGAAATGAAGCGTCCGGAGTGACAGAGGCCGAGCGTAAAGACTGGCAGGATCAAGGCGTTAAGTTAGCGAGCAAATACGAATGGGACGGCCAGGCACTTTTAGCAATTGCCGGCGACTCCCTGGAAGACGCAAATTTCCATTCCGAAGCAAAGGCGGTCCGTGAAATGGGACAGAAAGTTTCAAGCGGACAACCGAGCGCAGAAGAAGCAAAACAATGGTATGACGACGCAGTAAAAATTTCGTCCGGCACTGAATGGGACGGTTATGCTATTATGCAGATTATGGGAAACGCACTTGAAGACGCGAATTTTCACGGAGAGGCGAAGGCCGTTCGTGATATGGCCGTAAAAGTTTTAGAGGAATTTCCTACAAAAGAAAAAAGAATTAAAAAAGGTGGCGCAGGATCGGGCCATTTTGCGCACGGTGGTATCCCAGGACAACGCGGTGGATCAGTCCCAGGTATGAGCGCAGGAGATTTAAGCACAGCAGAAAAATCAGACTTTGATAAATTAGCACCGTCTGCACAAAAAGATTATTTATTGCATAGAACCGCAGGCACTCCGCACGAAAGCGCGTTTTGTCTTGCAGAGCCGGACGTCGCGTTTGCAAAATATAAAAAAGTAGATCCGAAAGACGAGCAAGCCTCGGAAAAAAATGGAAAGGAGCGTGCGTAAATGCCGACTCTAAAAAATATTCAGTTGACAGTTGAAGAAAAAAATCAATATGAGAAATTAGAAGGAAAGACGCAGATCGACTACGTCCTGCATAGAAACGCCGGAATGAGTCACACAGGAGCGCTTGCGCTTGCGTGTCCGGACGTTGCATTTCCGAAAGGTGGCCAGGGATCGGGTAATTTCGGTCACGCAGGTCGCCAGGGTGAACGCGGTGGATCTTCTTCCGAGGGTAGCGCAGGTGGAGACAAGCCGGCCAGTGGAGCGCAAGATATAAAAGCGCAGACTGATAAACTTATGGACGGTATTGATCAAGCGCGAGAGGAATTTGGATCAACCGGTGAACACGCCAGGGACGCATTAAAAAATCCAGTATTTCCGACAGATCATAATATTAAAGTGCAGAAATTAGATATACCGGACAGCGTCAGAGGTCAATTATCCGAAGACGAGTTATCGAGTTTTGTTGATAGCGAAGCAGAGAAAAGAGTCGGGTATATCATTCAAGAAGGAAAAGATAAATACGGTGCGACAGAAGTTGGCCAGGCCGGTCGTAGTGGCGGTTGGATCGTAGCAGACTGGGACGTTGATCCTATGAGCGTTGACGACGCGTCGACCTGGGCGCAGAAGTCGGACGCGACAGCAGAAGACAAAAAATCTTTTAACGATATTAAAGCGAAGACAGAAAAAACGATAGGTAATATTTCGTCGTTTGATAATTTTGTTAAAGAAGAAGTCTCTGCCTATAAAAAAGATATGGCGTCAGAGGCCTGGTGGAAGACGTCAGTATTCGGAACAAAGTTAGCAAAGGGTGGCGCAGGATCGGGGAATTATGGTCACGGTGGACGCCCTGGGGAAAGAGGCGGTAGCGGAAGCGGTGACGGAGCGATCGTAGGAACGCCCAGTCCTATGCAGGAAGAAGCAAAAAATATATTAAATTCCTATGAGCGTAACTTAAAAGACAACGGCGTAAGCGCGAAAGAAAT